GAACCTTTCGAGAAATTACACTTTTTACACAGAGTCAAGAGATTCCATTCGGAATCATCTCCGCCACGACTTATCGGGATTTGATGATCCACCGTGAGCTGTGAGCGTTCATCGTTGCCGCATTGTTGGCAAGCGTAACCATCTCTCATAAGGATACGTTCACGGATCTTCGACCATAGGCGCGTATTGCCACCTTTGCTTCTGGTACTGGCGACCATTAGTAATGACCTACCTTTCGCCAATGGATCCATGCTTGACACGGAGTTGAGTAACGATTGCGAATGTAGTCTATGCCTATTCGGATCTGCTTACTTGGATCCTTCTCTTTCATTCCTAAGATTTGAGGAATTCCCATAGCTGTTGATTTCTTATTCTTAGCCTTTGAGTTCCAATGGCTTTCCTTAGTCCAGAGTAGATCCAGACAATGAAACTCCTTAGCATTGAGGAGAAGAGTGTGGGCATAGAGTTTTAAAATCTCGACGTTATCGGCTTTAGCTGTTGGAATAGTGATGAAAGTAGTTGATATCAATATCGACAGAGATATGACGCCGTTAATTAGTATTTGATATTTAATCTTTTTAATCTTTTTGTTGTTATTTTCAAAGCTTGAAAAGATTGTTTTTAAGTATATCCAAGATAGAGCTCTCTTTGTCAAGCACCATCGCCGGAATGTCGCGTTATCCACAAGCGTCGTCCAGAGCTGTTCATAACTCATTCGGACGATTCCAGTAAGACCACGCCCATCGTTCCGCATACGACGCATTGAAGCGTCTTGACATTAGGCGGAAGATTGTCGGTGACTATGCGCTCGATCTGTTTAGTGATCGCCTTACAGGCTCGACACGGCGCGGACAAGGTTTCCATATTGGCTCCCTAATAGATTCTCGATGGGATTGAGATTGTCTTGTGTGATCCACCATGAGTCTTGACCGACTCTGGCGTATCTCTTGACCTTAGCCATGCCCACCGGGATCCAACCTGCGATCCGATAGATGGGCGATTTGCCCGTGACCAGAATTGCCACGTCACCATCGCGATCATTCGGATACACGATGAGATGACCTTGATCGTATGAAGTCCACTTGACTTCCAGACCGACGCCGACGTCGGCTTGGCGCTTGGCTTTGTTAATGGTCACGTCATAGTCAAGTCCGAAGTATCTGGCAACAACGAGTTCGGCTGTAAAGGATTCGGCGAGTTCGGCTATTCGCTCATGCGAGTTTAGACGTGAGTTATAGCGCGGCTGACCACTTAGAATCCCATCGTGATTAAAATAGACCTGAAGAGCTTCTTGATGGATATACCATTCGTCGGCTTGGCTAATCATCGGGCAAGATGTTTTTCTAGACAGTCGCCGCAAAACCACATAACCGATTCTTCGTCCGCGTGATTGATCCGGATTTTCTTTCCGCCGCCTTGTGGCTTCGGTTCAAGACACTCATCGCATATCGGCTCCACGCGTACGTATTCGTTGCCTTCAACGATAGAGACGACTTTGTTACCTCGACGAAATTCCACGTATCCCATTATTGTTTGATCCATTTGCCAGATGGCGTCAAGTCATACCAGACCGCCGGGCATTGTTTAGCTCTGACCTTTTCGGAGCATGTGTATCCGTGATAGGGCTTATTGTTTTTCGGCGATACGCCTTCTTTGAGGATCATGTGACCGTGTGGACACAATGGCGCATGTTCGAAGATTTCACCGCCCATCGCGGATTCGATGTTTTCCAGAGCTTGTCCGAGTGTTGGAACGCTCTCTTCGTGGGCTGGAAATTTCGTATTCCATAGATCGGGCTTTTCGATGTTAGCTTGTACGTCGGCGGCGCTTAACCGTTCCACCTTCTCCATGTCTTGACGAGTCGGACGAGCTTGACTCGGCGTAAGAAGTCCAATGACGCGACCAATGGCAGACGTGACGGCATTCTCCACCCAGAAGTGAAGATTAACGCCACGATCTGATCGTGCCTCGAATGCGTAGTCGATTGCCGATGGATAGAGATCCTCGTAAGTCTTATACGCTTCCGCCTTAATGAGAATATAACCTTTGACGACGTCGATGTCCTCGATGTATGAGATGAGTCGTCCGGTAGGGAATTCTTGATGGAATCGTGTAATTCGAGCATTGACGTCCTCGTATCCTTCTAAGAAATTACTCATAGTTTTCCATTGTGTTGCTTACGTGACGACTGACCGAGCGACCGCGTGTATAGCCTTGACGCTTGCCATCTCTGTATCCGATGGAATAGAAGCTGATCGCCGTACAGAATAAAGATAATCCGATAAGTAATAAAAACCATAGATCCATTTTTGCTCCCGTGGAAGCCTTGTCGTTGCTCCCGAATAGAGTTTGACCAGTAGCACCGACATAGTCAAGAACCTCGCCTAATTTTCGGCGTGTCTAACCTTTAATGAGCAAGCTATAAATCTCGTCCACTCGCTTTTCAAGCCGATCTATGGAATCACGGACAGAAGCTCCGCCGTTCGGTTTGAGTTCCCGGACAATAGATCGGACGCCAGCGAAGAAAGCAACGAGAACGGTCGTCACGGCTCCGGCAATAGCGCCGATCTGTTGCCCGTCCATTATGAACCAATGCCGAAGCTGGAATCTTTCGGATTGAGATAACGGAGTGCGACTGGAAGAAGTGCCGCTACGCCGGACGTAAGCATGGCTTGGTAATTTAATCCCTGAATTGCGTATGTAGCTAATGCGGCGGCTAGGAATGACCTAAGCCATGACGCGCCGATTGCTTTAAGTTTAGTCATGAGAGCTCCTTCGGTGGCGGAATGATAGGCAACGCTCCCGTATGGTCATCATAGCGTGGACGTCCATAGCCACATATAAAGCTTTCCGGCGCATTGATTCGGCGTGTCTGGACAAGCACCATTCCGCCGTTGTTTTGTGATCCGGATTTGTTCGCCGTATTGCCTTCGATTGTCCAGACAGTTTTGGATCCTACTTTTACCACAATTCCTACATGCTGGATATTGAACACTTTGTCGCGTGTAAAATCGAAGAATGCGAAATCGCCGACTTTAGGTTCCAAGTGCCATTGACCGAGTCTTTTGAAGCTTTCGGATCCGGCAACCGTTCCGACCACATTGGGAACCGAGACGCCAGCGTCAAGAGCTATCGTGTTCAAGAATGATCCACACCACGGCTTTCCGTTGGCTCCCATTCGCTGTCCGAAAATTGTCACATTGTCCGGAATTTCTACGTAGCCGATGTGCTTAATAGCTTCTTCAATAATGCGAGCGAGTGATCCTTTAGGCGCTTTCGTCATTGGAATCCCATGACTGATCTTCTTCATTCCAAGAATATCGCCCGTCTGTTGGCTCCGCGATTGGAGCTTTCCAAAATGAACCGTTTCGAATCCATGATGGATAAGGTTGCGGAGCGATAAAAATATCTTCTTCGTGATTGTATGAATAACCAATGCCAGCATAAGTGCCACGAATCCGATTGTTGTAACTGGTCTGAATCCAAGTGCCGCCGAGATTATCTATCAACCATTGATAGCCTTCATCGGCTTCATTGTTGTCTCCAACAAGCACACGAACAACAATTTTGTTTTCATTTAATTCTGCCCAATGGCTCATATTGGATACCTCACAATGACAATTCCGCTTCCACCATTTCCACCGTTGGAATTGGGATTGCTTCCAGATGGACAACCTGCTCCACCGCCGCCTGAGCCCGTGTTTGTCGTTGCGTTTGTGCCTACGCCCAAAGTTCCAGCACCACCGCCACCTGCGCCACCTGCGCCAGCCGTTCCTCCATTATATGAACCACCGCCACCGCCGCCCGTGTAATATCCACTCACGCCCGTTGTAGTTGCAGAGGCCCAAACGGAAAGAGCGTTTGAACCTGCTCCACCATCACCGCCAACCGCCGCGATTCCTGCGGCTCCAACGGCTGTCGCTCCTCCTCCTCCTCCGCCCGTGTAATTTGATGAGCCAGGTCCACCGACTCCACCTGCGTATCCTTGAACTGGTGAAGTGACAGGTGATGAAGTGCCAGCCGTTCCTGCTGGTGCATTACCGCCACCACCTGAACCGCCAGAAATACCTGAAGAAGTTACATGGGCGGCACCACCGCCGCCGCCTGTTGATGTTGTGGCGTTAAAAACTGAATTACCACCTGCGCTTCCTCTATCACCTGCCGCGCCATTACCACCGCCGCCGCTTGCTCCTACCGTGACCGCAAGAGAGCCTGTAAGTGTTTGATTTGTTGCCGTTCGATAGCCACCTGCGCCACCACCGCCAGCCGCACGACCACCAGCATCACCACCGCCACCTGCGCCACCAGCGATAACAAGATATTCCGCGCTTACTAGCGTTCCAGTAACAGTAAGAGTGCCGTTAGCCGTAAAGGTGTGGTATTTATAGCCGCCACTTGTAACGGTAGTTCCACCTGTTGCCGAACCTTGTAAATGACCTGAAATACCACTAGCCATAATTCCGAGCATTGGTGTCATTAGGCAATATCTCCGAACACGATCCAAGAGTTCGCCGCTAATTTTTTACATGTCGCGCCGGAGTTAGCTACACGAAGTTTCGGTGTCGCGCTGGTCGCACCTGTTGAAATCACCGTGGTCGTTCCCGGAGTTACCGCCGAAATTGTTGGCTGACCGACTCCGGTGATCCAGAAAACGTTTATTTCCGTTCCAATGGCGAAGTTAAAAGTTGCGTCCACCGGAATCGTGAATGCTTGCGTCGCGGCGTTGTTCATGGAAAATAAATTGCCTTCATCGCCTGAAACGAATGTGTATGCCGCCGTTTTAGCCGAATACGTCGAAGATATTTTTGGAGTGTTAATGACTGGCGAAGTGAGAGTTTTTGTTGTTAAAGTCTGCGCCGTTGATAAATCGGCTGTAACGGCTGTGTCAATGGATACCGTCACGGTTCCCGATGTTCCACCGCCTGAAATACCTGTGCCAGCCGTGACGCCTGTGATGTCACCTTGATCGTTATTGATCCACGTAAAGTCCATATTCGTTCCGGAAGTCTTGGAAAGTATTTGACCAGTCGTTCCGCCGAGTAGCTCTGACATGCTTGTATCGACACCTTGTCCGAACGTGTTGAAATCTGCCGGAAGATCGGTGACGAGATCTGTTGCCGTCGGCATAACCCAGCCGAAGTTCGTTGTTGGATTAGCCATTTTTTCTCCTTATGCCACGACTAGGGCGTGTTCCCAGTCAAGTGTAGGCGAGATAGTGTTCCACGTTTCGGCGACACTCACGTCAAGCCATTTCATCGCACGAAGAGAGAACGCGATTGGAGACATGACGAGAGTGACCGAAAGTTCATTGTAGGAAGCTTGAAACCGCCAGCCTTCGACGAAGCCTTGAAAGGATCCGGCGTTCATGTTGATCGGTAAATCCGAAAGATTGATGGGAGCTCCCATGAATACGTTAATCAAAGAGTCACGGTCGCCATTGTCAAGCTCTGGATTTGTCAATGCGAAAGTTATCGATTCGAGAAATGCTTGCGGATAGGCGCGAAGCACTAAGTAGAAAGCCGCCTGATCTTCTGCGTCGGCTTGATGTTTGATTGTGGTAGTGATGATTTGAGCGAGATTGCCATAGAGTGAAATCGATGTGGCGTCCGTATCGCTGACTTCACTTGCCGAAGCTATGCCATATTGAATCGTTATGTCGTTTCGGACGTCTCCGGCTCTGGTCGTTGTTCGTATTCCAGTACCGAGAGCTTGATTAGCTGTAAGATTGATATATCCATTAGCGGCGAGATATTGTGATCGGTGAGTTGAGTCGGCGTAGCTAATCCGACCTTGCCCGTCCTCATAGATATATCCCAGTCCTGACGTAGCTAGTGCCGAAATTAGGTCATACATAACGACGCGATTAGAAGCACGTTGCGCCAGTTCATAATCTCCGGGAGTATCGATTTCTCCGAGCCCGGTATTTTCGGCATTCGCCCACGTGATGGTCGGATCATAGGTCGCCCACGTGAGAGCTCCGGGAACTTCTTGCCAGTTATTGATGAGAAGATCGGTGAGAATTGTAAGGATCTGATTGCCGTCGAAATCCTGTGTCAAGACTCCGTCTGTGAGTGCCTTTTGAAGCCTTGCTAGGGCTCCCAGAGCCGTGATGGTGACGGTTTGAGTAATTGCTACCGAGCCGACCTGTGACACCGTGACGCCAATATCGACCACGGATCCGCCGAAGATGGGAACGAACGTGGCGGAAGTATCTTGTAATTCGATAGTGAGCGAATCATTGATTTCCACGATGACGGCTGATAGATCGAGATTGATAAGTCGAACCGTGGCATATCCGGCTTGTGCCTGTGTGTAGATATTCGTGCGTCCGGACGTGATGTTGAGATCGGCAAGAATGACGTCTGTGTAAACGATTGAATTTATCTTGACGCGCCAGACCGGAGCCCAATTAGTCATTAGAATTGAGCAAGCTGTAAGTTATTAGCGCCGCCGGTTCCACGGAAAAGAGAATTATTCAACGTGTCCACGATTGTTCGGGCTGTGCCTTCTGGATCAATAGCACCGTTCACGTTGAGATTGATGACTGTGCCACCGATTGCCGCTCCCGTAACGCCGACGTTGGAAAAGTCTGGAAGAGTCCGTCCGAAATTGACCACCGAACCGCCTACGGCGGCTCCCGTCATTCCAAGCGATGAGAAGTCCGGAACCGCCGGAGCTGTTGGAAATTTTTGTCCGTAACTGATTACTTGACCGCCCACGGCGGATCCCGTAACGCCGACGTTGGAAAAGTCTGGAACGTTAGTAATGTCGTTAATCGTTCCGGATCCGCCCACTTGAATTCCATTGACTGCCGATCCGCCGCCAGCTCCGGATCCACTTGCTCCGGTTCCGCCGCCACCGAATCCGCCGAAAGAGGAAGAATCGAGAGTCGCATTAGCTCCGATTTTTGGTACTTTTCCTATGCTTGGAACGTCAATAGTTGGAGCTTTAACTTTTGAAACGTTAGGTAAAAACGGAATTGAGTTATAGACGCTGATAAGAGCGTTAATTCCTGCGACTGCTCCGCTAATGAGAACGCTAAGTCCTTTAATAACGAAACCGATGACGTCAATTACTCCGCCGGCGATTTCGCCAATAATCTTAAAAGCGCCACCGACCGAACCGACAAGAACCGGAACTATGTAATCGAGCAAGAATTGTCCGAACTTTTGAAATGTTTCTTTATTTTCGGAGATTGCGTCTGTGATTGGCTTGAAGAAATCCGCGAACTTTCCAAGAGCCGGAACGACATTATTGATAACGTATCCGACAACCTTTTCAATGATTGGAAGAAGTTTTGTTCCGAGAGTTTCTTTGGCTTCATCGAACGTCACTTGAAGCCGAGCGATTTTGCCAGCATAAGTCTCCGCGTTAGCGGCGGCGGCTCCGCCGAATGTCTTTGTAAGTGCGTTTTGTACTTGTTGGAAATCCATTGTCTTTAATTCGGCGGCAGATAATCCCAGTCCAAGTTTTCCAAGCGCCGCCGTATTTCCGTCATAGGCTTTTCCAAGACTATTCGCGACGGCTTCTAATGGCTTTCCGGTCGATGTAGAAATGTCAAGAGCAAGAGAAAGAAGATCCTGTGCCTTTGTTATGTCATTCGTTGAAAGTGTAAGACGTTGAAGAGCTGGACGAAGCTTGTCGTCTGCCGTTCCAGTCGCGAGAGACATTTTGAGGATCTGTGCCTCGACTGATTTGATTTGTGCGTCTGTCGCACCTGTTGAAGCTTTAAGAGCGTTGGCGAGTTTTACTTGTGCGGCTTCATCTTCGATGGCGGCTTTAACGCCTTCGACGGCTAATTTTCCAGCATAGGCAAGAGCCGCCGCACCTGCCGCCGCGAATGC